CGAAGCGCAAAGATCAGACCTGTTGGTCCACTCATTGGCTGAACACCCATGATGTCAAACGCAATCAGGTTTGGAGCAGTTCGTCGAACCAGACTGATGAGGACTGGATCAAAGTTCTGAACGTCACTCGTCTGAGTGATGGGGGCACTTGACTCTCCAAGGAGACTGGTAGATCCAGCACCCTGCACCGCCGCTTGCTCGCGAAGAGAATTCATCTGCTGCTCAAGCATGTGAGCAGTGACTACCTTACGATAGTGATCCTTGATCTGAGGAAGATCCTCATGCTCAAGAACGGGTTGCCACTTATTTACTAGTTCTTCATTCAACATGTTTCGTTCTCCTTGAAAAGTTTGTTGAATTAGTTCTGTTATTCAACAGTATCCTAACTTCTATTTATAATTCTTTGATTTTCTACTGTTTTACAGTTCTTCCAAGCACGTTAACAACACTTGCCATGACAGGATCTGTTGGAGCCTGTTCAAAAATTCCCTCTTCGGAAATCTCAGCCTCCTCATTCAGATCAATGGCACCACCCTTTGACGCTCGGGGGAAGTAGCTCTCCCGAAGTGTCTCTAAGGCTTCTTGATATTGATCAACATCCTCAAAATCAACACCCTCAGAAAGACTTCGGAGCTTTTCGGCTTCCATGTTTGTCAAGTCGGCAGTTGCCGCATCAACAAGCTCGTCTCTCTGAAAAGATTCAACGATTGAGTTTAGCTCAATGTTAGCCTCAATGGACTCATTAAGACTGTTCTCAAGCTCTTCAACTCGGTCGGCAAGACTGTCAACAACATCAACTCTCTCTTCTGGAATATCAACATAATGCTCCATAAAGAGTTGCTTGAGTCCACCAATGAACTCTTCTGTTACCTCTGTCTTGATGCCACGCTCAACGGCAAGTTCGTTGTCGCTCATCCACTGGTCAACGGCATAGTCCAGATATGAATCAATCTGCTCGGTAAGTGAACCGGCAATCTCCTCAACGGACGCCTCCAGCTTGGCACTAAACTCTTGCTCGATAAGCTCGATCTCGGTGTTAATCTTTGAAACAACAGCAGCCTCAAAGATAGTCGCAACCTGTGTCTTGAACTCTTCAGAAAGATCGTTCTCTCCGAAGATAGCATTCAGGTCTTCTGTAATGTCGATGTCTTCTGTGGTGAATGGTGTTCGCTCGATGACTGGAGCAACAAGATCCTCGTCGTCGTCCTCGGTTGTACCTTCATCAAGCATCGCTGCCATGAGCTTCTCATAGTTACCAGCAAGGGAATCCTTGTCCAGTGTCTTGAGTGTCTCAAAGATTGATCGAAGCATCTCTTGTTTGGTGACAGGAATATCAAGATCCTCTTCAGTCTCTTCAGCTTCCTGCTCTTCGTATACTTCAATTTCTGAAGGATCATCACCCTGACCCTTGGTCTTGACTTCAGCCTTGACCTTCTTCTTCGACAGCTTGTTACCCTTGGGTTGTACGACAGCCTTGACTTCTCCACTCTCGGGAGCAGAGCCAGTTCCGCCATCACCGGGCTTGCTTGGTGACTCGTATGCCTCTTCTAACTCGGCTTCCAACTCTGCCGCGATTTCATTCGCGAGTTGGTCGATCTCCTCGTCAAGCAGAGTGTCGTCTACAATGTTTTCTTCGGTTGCCATTATGTCCATCTCCTTAAAAAGAATGGAAAATTCCACAGTTTATTCTATGTTATTTATAAATCCTATAATTTTGACAAAAAGGATTTGAATAGATTTAACTTGGCTTCTTCCAGTTTTTTCCTGTTAGTTTGTTGTAACCTTTGTTTCATTCTTGCAATTTCTTGTTCTCTAATCACGCCGTTATCCCAAACCCATTCTCTTCCTTCCATGACACCCTCAACGAATGCCTCTGGCGCAGATGGATCTGCAACAATATCGGCAGCAGTAGCAAGATAAAAGTCATCCTGAACAATGTTGGTTCCATTAACATTCTTCAACGAACCCATACCTCTTGAAGACACACCCAGCTTGGCACCTTCGTCAATCAGATTCTTGACGATCTTACCATAAGGTGTGTCCATGATCTTTGCTTTGCCGATCCAATTATTTCCATCCTCACGAAGTTCCTTGATCATATGAGAGACTCTCTCAAGATTGACAACAGGACCATCGGGATGACCTAGTTCACCAAACGCACGATTCTGATCAACATAGTTTGTAACATACTTGTTAACCTGTTCACCGAGAGTTCTCTTTGGGTAGATTCTACCATTCCGATTCTTCTGCTCGGCTTGCATGAAAACGCCTTTGATGAAGTGGCTCTTCTCGCCATTCTTTTCTTCGGTGATGAACTCAATCTGTTCGTCATCAACCATTTCGGAGATTAGCTTCATTCGTCTTCTTCCTCTTCGTCTTGAGATGGAGGCTCAAGGTCATTAAGCCAGTTATTTGAAATCTCCATCTTCTTTGTTTGTAACGCATCTGCTAACTTTGCGCCAAGAACGTCATTAATCTTCTCAGCAAAACCATTTGGGTTCTCGTCAATGGCATCTTCTATTGAGCTACGAATTATATCCTTCATGATGTATTCTCCTTGAACGTTGTCTATTATTTATACTATTCAATATCTTCGGCAAGTTGTGTTTGTCGTGAACGAATTGCCTTGACACGCTTGAATGTAGAAACGTTTTCTTGATTTTGTTGTGGTTCCGAGTCATCATTTGGAACGGGACCAACACCAGCACGCTGTCGATCAAGCTGGCGTGTTTCATCTTCAAAGGGATCAACATCTCCCTCATCAATTTCATTTGCCATCTCTTTGTCCATCAATCGCATTTCTTCCTCTGTCTGGTTCAAGACGTTTTGTCTCACCCAACTCTTGGAATAATACTTTCCAACATACTCATCAATAGTCTGTGTGATTTCCATTCGTTCACGCATGATCTCAATACCCTTGAGTTCTGCGAAATGAGAATCCTCACGGAATCTATACTCAACTAATGTCTTGATGATATTCCAGTCTTCCTTTGACACAATTCCCTTGAGGGTGAGTTGCTTCTCAAGAAGGTCATCAAACAGATTGGTAAACCGATAACGCAGTCGATTAACAAACTTACCAAACTTGACCTCATCACGGGTGATCTCGGTGGCACGACCAAGACTGAATGATCCCTCTGGCTCTAGCCTTGAAACAGGGACACCTAACGCTTTGTAGAGTTTCTTCTTGAAGTAGATGATGTCTTCAATTTCACCCAAGTTAGTACCACCGGGGAGGGTAGTGATTTCTGTACCTCTACCACCTTCTCTCCGTGGGAGCCAGTAATCCTCCAGCATCGACATATGCTTTCGATCATCTCGAACATCCCCGGTGTCGGTATCATAGACCAATTTATTTTTAAACTTGGACATGATACCGGAAAGATATTGCTCTGCCTTGACCTTGGGTAGATTCCCAACATCAACATAGAAAATTCTTCTCTCTGGAGCGCGTGAAATACGATAGATGACCGTCGCATCTTCAAGCATCTTGAGTTGGTTCATGGGCTTGATTGCCTTGTGTAGATTTCCAAGGATCATTTTATTGCCCGCATCAAGAATGCCTGAGTGAATGTGTGTGATGGAATCGCGTGTGATCTTGATTCCCTTTTGGTTGTTAGGTCCACCCATTCCACCAACACGATTTGAGATGCCACCGGGATAATAGATATAATATTCTGTCATGTTCTGAGGGAGAGATTCAAGCCGTTGACCATTCATCCTTGGCTTTTTAACTTCTCTCGCCTTCTTGATCTTACGAGGATCAATAGCACGAAGTTCCTTGATTCCTTCCTTTGGATTCTTCGTGTCGATCATCACATGGTAGTATAGTCTTCCGTCAACATACCACTTCTTGAAAATATCATATGCGTACTCGTTGAAAGCAAGCAATCGGAGAACTTCATCAAACTCTTCGATGATCTTCTCTTTAATCTTTTCAGGAATGTCGATGTTGCCAAGCGAAATGGAAACGGGAGACTTACCATGTTCTGTGATGACGGCTTCGTTGATAATATCATCAATGGCAATCTCCACTTCTGGATTCATTGCCATCTCACGATAACGGGTGATGAGTTCGATCTCATTTTTGACCGTGCCTTCAAGGTCAAGATATGTGCCGTATGCCCCACCAGTGACGTTTGGTCCCTGAAGTTCTACGGCAGCATCTTGATTTTCGGGCAAAGAGAATGCCTGAAGCCTCTGTTCAGGCACCTTCTCTTCATCATCTTTCCCTATCGTGAAGCCTAAGATTTTGCGTTTTGCCATTTATCACTGCCTTTCTGGAGGATTGTTTATACTATGTATGCCTACCAGAAAGAGGTTATTTTATGTAGTAGCGTGAACGCCGTCGTTCGCCTGCCAGAAGTCGTACTGCCATGTGACAGTGAACTCTTCAAGCGCATCATTCTGATCCCATCCAAGCTCAATCGCAGAGATTGATGTTGGAAAGCAGTTGATCATTGTGATTTGCTTTGCGATTTCACCTGTCTTCTTGTAGTGTACAACGTCGGCATCAACCTGATAATCGGTTCCTGTAATGGCACGTTCATTTTCACCGTGGCTGTTGATGGCATTCATCCAGTTGGTGATGCCACCATGAACCGCGAAGTCCTCATCGTTGATGACTGTCGTTGTCCACTCAGCAAAGGTTCGGTTTCCTGCCAGCTTGATCTCTCGACCAAAGTATGGAACAGTGACCGTACCAATGTCAACACCGGGAATCTGCGCTCCCTTACACATGAACGTCATCTTCTGACCAGCTTCACCCGTTTGAACCGCAGTAGGGAAGGGAATCGTAACCTCAAAAAGATTGGGACGGGCTCCCTGTCCTACAAGTTGGGCTCTGAAATTGTTAATTGAAAAAGGCATTATTTATCTCCTTGTTAATCCTATTTTATTTATATGGATAACCTTAGAAATTACCAACAACTTCAGAGAATTCAACGCCTGTCGCAACCGCAACAAAGTTAAGCTGAATGAAGTTGATTGAGCGTGTTGGCTTAATGTAAATATCACCAACGAACTCGTTTCTATCAATTACACTTCCGGGGTTATTTGTCTCATCGCACACTACGATGAGGTCCGTGATACCTCGCCGACCCTTAACGTCCCGAAGGAATGGCTCGACC